CCCTCCCCTGTGTTGACACCCCCTCCCCTTCGTTGATGGGGTGCCCCTGTTTTGCGCGGGGGTGGGGTGTTTGTTGCAGCCACCCTCTTTGTTGTGGCCTACCCCACTGTTTGCGTGCACCCCCTGGGCTTGACCCTATTGTGTATGGCGGCATACACTTAAGCCATCGGGACCGAACCCGATACCCCAACTACATAGAGAGGAGGAACCATGAACCAGGTTCTCACCATCATCGGCACGGTAGCGTCGGTGCTGGGATTGCTGGTATCGCTGATCGCACTGCGGCTCACCTGGCCGCCGGACGGTAACGGCAAGCACCGGAAGTGAGAGACGGCGGGGATTGAAAATGATCCAAGCATCTTCAATCCCCGCCCTCCTGGTCAGGGTACATCCTCTCGGGAAGGAACACCATGACTGAGACCGGCCGCCGCCGCGTCGTGATCGCCTCGCTGGCCGTCGCTGTCGTCCTGGCCCTGGGCGGTGTCGTCGCCGCAACGACCACCGCGCTGGCGCCCTGGGCGATCTGGGGCGCAAGCCTCTGTGTCGCCGCCGGCAACCTGGCCGCCGCCTTCGCCCGCCGCAACAACAACTAACCCCCATCGCCCGCCCCATTCCGGGCGGGCACCCCTGGAAAGGAACTCCCCATGGCCCGCTACGACTGGCACCCCGCCAAGTACTACGACGCCCCCGGCGCTGTCCTCGCCGCCTCCGCCCCGGACGGTGCTCACATCACCTTCTTCCTCGACTCCATCGACGACGACGTGCAGGCGTCGTTCCTGGTGCGCCACCCTGGCGGCTACTACTCGACGACGGAGGACCCGGATCGCTGGCCCGAGCTGGAGCGCTACCTGCCCCGCTCGGAGTGGCCCGAAGAGATCTACGCCGGCCAGCACGGCCCGACGGAGCGTCACCCTGACCCGGCGGTGACGGAGGCTATCGCCGCCTACCGCCGGATGATCCTGGACGCCCTGGACGACTGACACCCACCTGCCCGGCCCTCACCTCGGGGGCCGGGCCTGACCTGGAAGGAGTAGCGATGAGCGCGAGCGAGGTCCCGAGCTTGATGGAGTTGGATCGGCTGCGTTGTGAGGTGGAGGCGGTTCGTGAGGCGCTGGGTGAGGTTGAGGATCGGCGTCGGGCTGCGGCGGTGGCTGCGGTGCGGGCAGGGAAGGGCAAGCGTCCGGTGGCGCTGGCTGCGGGGGTGACCCGGCAGACGCTGGACAAGTGGCTGGGAGACTGGACGCGCAAGCGGAAGGAGTAGCATCATGACCAGTTTCTATGACGCCACCAAGATCACTGGCATCATCCCCATCCCACGCTTCTTCAACTCTGGCTCCTACAGATTTTCTGACTGGAAGGCGAAGAGCCTCAACCCCCATTTCGTTGTCGCATATATCAGTCGCCGCTTCCCCCATGCTGCCGTCACCGTTGATACCGATGGTGAGTGGCCCCGTGTCAATCTTGGGGCGACGACACTCGAAATCCGGGGCGATATCACTGATCTTGGCGGTGGTGATTACAGGGCGTGGGAGACGCCTCGCGATGCCGCCGAGCGGCTGCTTGCTGCTCATGGCTGGGACCAATCCTTGTCGGTCAAGGAGCGTATCGCGGCGCTAGTGCGCCCGGACGTCCGCATGAAGGGTGTACGCAACGGCTGTGTCATCCCCATCAAGCATGGGGAGAAGATTGAGGTCACCGTCGCTGACGGCGAGTGCACTATCACTGTTGGTGATACCTGCTATCACCGCAGTGAGTGCGGAGGTATCTGGGATGCGGCCTACCTGGCCGACACGCTTGCCCCTCGCTGACGGCCCCACAGACGCAAGGCGCCCCACCTGGCTGGTGGGGCGCCTTCGTCATGCTCGGAGGACCAGGAGCGGCCCTTCCTCTCTCGGGTGGTCCGGGAGCCTCATGGTGGCGTATCCGGGCCCGAAAGGGATGGCCTTGGCTGGCAGCCTGCCGGGCCGGTTGACGGCGATGGCGACGCGTGCGATAGCGCCTGCTAGGCGGTCCCACTCGGCGTCCTCGGTGTCTCGCTTGGCCTGTTCCTCGGCGCTCGCGGCCACCCAGGGTGCTTCAGCCCGTGGGTGCGCTAGCTCGATGCTGCTCACTTCATGTCTCCGATTGCGTCTCGCGCTTCGGTGAGCATGCCGATCACCTGGCCTATGGCCTCGGTGGCTTCGGCGGTTGGTAGGCCGGCTGCGAGGCCGCCGATGGCGGCGGCGTGCCCCATCATGGCGGCGGTGAGGCTTCTCTTCACGGCTGCCTTGGCGGCTTCCTCAGTGACAATGGCGAACGCCTGATTGAGCACCTCGGCTGTCATGCGGCTTTGTCCTTTCGTCTTGCTGCGGCGGCGAGGAGGTCGCTGACGTGGTATCGGCCGTCCTGGTCGGTGAGGTGGCCGCGGTGTTTCCAGAGTCGGATGGTGGCCGCCCGCGTGGGGTAGCCCGCCTGGGTCAACAACCGGGCGCCTTCGTCGGGGGTGACTAGCCAGTCGGCGGCCGCCTCCAGGTGGCTCGCAAGGAGGGGCTGCAACTCCCACTGGGTGTCGCAGGCCGGGCAGCGCGCCCACGAGGCCGCCGGTGGGGCGTAGATGGGCTGGTCGCACACTCCCTGGTCCCCCAGGTCGGTGAGGCATCGCCCGTAGAACCGGTGGTCCTCGGGGATGTCCACGAGGGCCGTGAGTGCCCGGATGGCGGCGAGGACCTCGGGGATGAGGGTGGCTAGCTCGGGCCGGCCGGGGTGCGCGGACGCGCCCCTGAACGCCCATGAGACCTCCGTCCACGTCTGCGGGGTGCCGATCCCGAGGAGGTCGTGCGCCACCCACTTCGCCCACTTCAAGAGTGTCCTTTCGTGGGCGCTCGCGGCCTGGACGACGCCCAAGCGGACCGGGGGGCGGCTGCATGGGGTGACGCTGGCCCCGCCGCCTTGGCCGCGCCGGAGCCCGACCTTAGCGGAATCCAGGGCGCCCATGAGCGCCACGATGCCCTGCGCGGCTTCGTCGAGCCGCTGGCAGGCCGTCACGCTCACGAACCGGTCACCCCTCAGCGGCTCCCCCGTCACCGGACAGGAACGGGCCTCGGTGCTCACGCCAGGAACCCCACGGCGACGGGGACGCGGATCTCCCCACGCCACTCATCCAAGGGGGCGACCATGCCGTCATCCTGCCCGTCAGCGACCTCACGACGAATGAGATCCGGGTTGAGGACGTCAGCAAGGTCCGCGAGCTTCTCCCCGCCGATGATGACCTGCCCGTCACGGATCGCAAGGATGATCGCCGCCGGGTGCTGGTCACTCACGGGTGTCCTCCTTCGAGTTGGCGGCCCGATCTACGGCGTAGCGGATGGCGTCGGCGATCTGCTGGACGGCCCGCTCCGCCGTCTCAGCGCGCTCGCGGAGGCCCCTGATCTGGATGAGCGCGCACCACATGGCGATGCTCAGGCACAGGGGTGCAAGCCCCGTCAGAATCCAGTGAATCCAGGCTCCCATCAGCGGTCCTCCTCTTCGATGGTCTGGGCGGCCCAGGCGAGGGCGTACCAGCCCATCTCGATCAGGTCCCCTCTCGGGCCGTCACTCATGCCGTCGTCGAGGCTCTTGGAGATGTCCCCGATGAAGGACGAGAGGACGATGAAGTCGGCCCGCACGGGGTTGCCTTCGGCCCGTGACCTGATCGCGGCGAGGCCGTCACTGTGCGGGTTCTCGAGGCTCGCCCAGTCGGCGCAGATGCGGGCGACCATGGTGAGCGGGGCGGTCTTGCGGGCTGCGCTCTGGACGGTGGCGAGGGCGTCCAGGAGGAGCGAGAGGCGTTCCTCCTGAGTGGACTTGGCGTCGATCATCCTGCCGCCTATGTCCTTGACCCTGGTGACGGCCTGGTCGAGTGCGCCAGGCTCGTCGTCGGGCAGGCAGGAGAGGACAGGGCCCATCGCGTCACCGAGGGTTTTGAGACCCGTCGGGGTGTACTCCCCGTCCCCGTGCCATGCCTCCTTGAGTTCCTTCAGGTGGGCGGTGGGGACGAATGTGACCTCCTCCCACTCATCGATGGAGTCGGTCAGGGTGCAGGTGGGGTCAACGGTATTTTTCGCGCGAGGACCACTCACAAGGAAATACTCGCCCCCAGGGTCCTCCCGGACTGCGAGCGAGCCGTCGATCGGCTCCTCGTACTCGGCGCCCCGGATGATGCGGATGAGGGGCTTGTCGGGCCAGTTGGTCATGATTGCTCCTGGGGGTCGATGCCGAGGGTGGTGGCGGTTTCGGGGGTGATGTCGATGGGGGCTTTCGTGACGGCGGCGATGGTGAGCCGGTTGGAGATCCTGAGTTGCTCCCCGACTTCGAGGACGGCGCTTGCCAGTGCGCAGAGGGCCCCGATTGTGAATTTGTGCTGGTCTTCCGCGGCTTTGAAGTTGCTGTTGATCGCTTCAAGGAGTTCGGTGGCGTCGTCACGCCAGGGGCGGTTGTTGGTCATGGGTCAGCCTCCGATGATTGCGCGCCAGGTGGTGGCGATGATCCACAGGATGACGCTGATGACAGCGAAGGCGGCGGTGAGGGCGAGGATGAGGCCGACGGCCTGACCGAGGCGCTGACCGAACGACGGCGTGGGTTTCATGGTCAGCCCTCCTTTCCGCTGGTCTTGACGTCGATGTCCGGGACCAGAGTCTCCGGCCGGTAGACGACCTTGTAGTGGTAGGCGTCGGCCTTGACGGGCTCGGTCTGCTCAACCACGTAGGTCACGTTGTCGGACAGGCCCAGGAAGTGCTTCTTGAACTGGTTGTCGCCGACCTTGCATGTGACCTCGAGCTGACCCTTGGAGTTGTCCTCCTTGGAGTCCTTGATGGAGCACAGGCCCTCGATGGTCAGGAGGTACTTGTCGGTGATGCCGTTGACGAAGGTGATGCGGCGGGTCACCTTGAAGTTGTCACTGTCCTGGCTGATGTTCCAGGAGGCGGTGTCAGCGGCCGAGCAGCCGGCCAGGGCGAGGGCCGCCGTGGCAATGACGGCGGCGGCGAGATGGCGAAGTTTCATGGGTTCTCCTAGGGTTGAGCGGGATTCTGGTGGGGTGGGGTGGTGGCTGGCCCCGGCCCAGCGACCACCC